AAAGAAACTGCACGAGCTGATTCGTTGACTTCGGCAGATCGTTCCAGGTATTAATGATATCCTTATTAAGAATAGGAATCGTCCAGTAGTAGTCGGTCGTACCGTACAGATCCTGTGATATCGAGTCGAGTCGCTGATCGGGGGCTACGTTATAGAAAGTATAGAACGATATGTTATCGGCGATCCTCGAAAAGATGGCCGTGTAAAGAGAAATGTTTGTGACTCTCTTTGTCAGGTCTTTTGAGAATACGTAGTCTTCTTTACGAAAGCTATTAAAGTACGGCATAGTGATTAGAATCCTTGCTCGACCAATGAACGCGATATCGGTCGTAGCTCGGTGAACGAGAGTTCCATCGTCGTCTCGACGGGTTGGTTACCGTTCGTAAAGTACGACATCGAGTTCGGATTGTACGTCACGCTGACACTGGTACATGCGAGTTCCGGCATACGTATAACATTGTCCGATGTTCCTTCTGAGTAGGATACCGAGAACGTGTCAGGGAACTGATACTCGAGTGAATCGAGTTCGACGGGGTACGCCGCAACACGAAAGAACTGAATGATACGTGGAACGGTATCCGCCTCGGTCTGAGACTGTGGCAGAAATGTAAATGAGAACGAGAACGATCGCATCCCTGGTGACTTAAAGAGCATAAACTCTTGGGGATTCGGCACTCTTTGATTCGCGCGATTATATACGTCACCGGCACCAGCTAATGTTGCACCAGCTCGAAGACCGACTCCTCCTGCGGCTCTCGCACTTTCAACGAGTTTTTGAACAGAGTTGTTAGTCACACCACCGGTCGCAAACTTATCGATCAGACCACCTATAAAACCCAGATCACCTGTGTCGTAGTTAAGTTCATCCGCAACCGTATGAGCGGTCGGGAAGTATAGACCAACAGAGTCACCGGTCGACGATACCTTGGCTTCGTTGACTCGACGACTGTACTGAGGTTTCTGAGTATTAAAAAGAATCCAGGGTGAGGTTGTACCGTCCAGATTCTCAGGGTAACGCAGATTTGCCATATCGGATAAATACCGTTAACTATAACTGTTTGTATTATTTATATGGCTTACCGTGGTAAATTTACACCAAAACATCCGAATATTATGAACTAGTTATTCCATATGTATAAATAATGTATATAAACGCATAAGGATACTTATATGGAAGACTGGAGAATTGAACTAATAGAAAACCCACCAGCAGCTGCTTCTTCTTTTAGCGAAAAAGAATGGAAACACATAGTGTTAAATGAACTAATATGTGACCCTCGTAAAAGTTCTTGTGTTGGTGAGTCAAATCCATTTTACGGGAAAAAACATTCTAAAGAAACTTTAGAAATAATGAGTAAAGTTACTAAAGAATACTATAATAAATTATCTCATGAAGAACGTAATAAAATCCATGGTCGTGGCGGCGAATTAAACTCTATGTACGGCCGTGATCGATCCAAAGAAAAGAACCCGATGTACGGGAAAAACCATTCTGAATCTGCACGTAAAAAAATAAGTGAAAGAGCTAAGGGAAGAATTCCGTCTGATGATGCTCGTAGCGCGATGAGTTTATCGCAAAGTAAAAGATGGACTGAAGAGGAAAGAAAAAAGAGATCAGAAGAGTACAAGGTTCGAGGACATAAACCGCCATCACCAAAAGGTATGCTATGGTGGAACAATGGTAAAGAAGTAAAGAGATCAAAAAAATGTCCCGGACCTGAATGGGTAAGAGGACGAAAAGTTGAGTAGATATTATAAAGGAAGATATAAAGTAAAAAATACTGAAAAATATATTGGCGATATTGAAAATGTGATATATCGATCAAGTTGGGAAAGATCTACGTTTAAGTGGTTGGATCAAAACAAGAGTATTAAGTATTGGGCGGCAGAATCAGTTGTGATACCCTATGTATGCGAGACCGACAATAAGGTACATCGATACTATATGGATCTTTGGTTTCAGACTCGAGGCGGTAAGAACTATATGATCGAGATTAAACCCAAGGGTCAGACTCAACCACCTAAGACTCCAAAACGCAAGACGCGTCGATACATCAAGGAGTCGCTTACATACGTTAAGAATCAGTCAAAGTGGAAGGCCGCAAAGGAATTTGCGCTCGATCGTGGATGGAAGTTTGAGGTCTGGACAGAAGACACACTCAAGTCTCTCGGCATAAAGATTATCAAGTAAAATCCTATAAATAGATCAGACACAGAATATATCCACAAGGAATCGTATGTCACTCTTTACAGAACTACAAGCGGCAGCCTTTCGCGAAGGACTCAATCCTCGCACAAAGAAGGCGCGTGAGTGGTTTCGTCGAAAGGCGCGCGGTCTGACTGATGTTAACAAGTTAGACATTATATCAGATGATCGGTTGACGCAGAGAAACGCGCCGCGTCCTGGTAAGATGTTTATGTTTTTCTATGATCCAAAGACAAAGCAGCAGTTACCGTACTACGATACGTTTCCTTTGATCCTATACGTCGAGTCTGCTCCCAACGGATTTTATGGTCTGAACATGCACTATCTGCCACCGGCGGTTAGAGCAAAGTTATTTGATGCTCTTCTTGAAACGGCGAATAATAAAAAGTACGATGACTCGACACGGCTCAACATTAGCTACTCGATTCTAAAGAGTACAGCAAAGTACTCTGCGTTTCAGCCGACATTCAAACGATACCTGTCGGGTAACGTCAAGTCCAAGGTTGTCGAGGTGGATGCGCCCGAGTGGCCGATCGCGCTGTTCCTTCCGACCGAGTCGTTTAAGAAGGCCGGCACACGGTCTGTCTGGTCCGACTCAAGGAAGATGATCTAACATGAGTAACATCGATACACTTAAGTCGAATATCTCGGCGGGTATGGCAAGATCGAATCGATACCGCGTACTCTTTCATACGAATAATGAGATATTCGATGTACTCTGCGATTCGGTCGGTTGGCCCGGCCGCCAGATCTTTACGAACGAACGACTCGTCGACATGAAGGTACAAAAAGTCGCGTATGCATTTGATCAAGAGGATCTACCGATATCGTTTCTTCTGACAAACGACTGGAGTACTTGGGATTTTATCTACGAATGGCATGAAAGAATCATCGGTAACATCGAGGGAACTCGAAACTATACCGTCAACTTCAAGAATACGTATACCGAGGATATCGAGATCCAACATCTCGATAACGCCAACGAAATCAAGAAGAGAGTCAAACTCAAGAATGCGTTTCCGACAACACTGAACGCGCTTGAACTAGGCAATGGAAATGAAAATGAAGTGATCCGTGTAACAACGGAGTTTTCATACGATAACTGGGAAATTATGGAGAACTAAAGAATGGCACTACCTAAACTAGATACACCGACTTATCAACTTGAGGTCCCATCAACCGGCGAGTCAGTATCGTATCGACCGTACCTTGTGAAGGAAGAAAAACTCCTTATGATGGCCATGGAGTCTAACGATACGAATCAGATGATGAGTGCGGTAAAGAACGTGATTCGTTCATGCACATCAGACACCATCGACGTGAACACACTTGCGATGTTTGATATCGAGTACATCTTTACTCAACTTCGCGCAAAGTCGGTCGGTGAGGTATCGACTATCAAGGTCAGGTGTCAGTCGTGTGATGCGTCCAATGAGGTCGATGTAAATCTCGAGAATGTTCGAGTCGATGTACCTAAGTCGGATGTACAAACCATCGCACTTACGGATACAGTCGGCGTATCTCTGCGGTACCCATCGGTTGATGCGATGCTAAAGGCGCAGGCTGATGAGACTAAGTCGGATGTTGATCGTGTGTTCGATCTTATCACGGCGTGTATTGATTCGATCTATTCAGACGACGAGGTATTCGACGCAAAGGAACAGTCTTCAAAAGAACTTAAAGAATTTATTGAGTCTTTAAACACTCAACAGTTCAATAAGGTTAGAGACTTTATCGAAACGATTCCCTCGGCGGCGATCGATGTCGAGTTTATGTGTATGTCGTGTTCGGAACATAACTCGTTCGAGGTCAAGGGGCTTGGTAATTTTTTCGGATAGCCCTTTCGCACGATAGTCTTGCGAACTATTATCGAGTCAACTTTTCTATGATGCAGCATCACAACTATAGTTTGACAGAACTCGATAGTATGATGCCGTGGGAAAGGGAGATCTACATCGCGATGCTGATCGATCATATTAAACAAGAGAACGAAAAGATTCGTAACCAAAAGGTAAAATGAGATGGCGGCGACATTAGAACAAGTTGCTCGAGAGTTACAAGATACAAACTCAACGATGATCGATGTTCAAGAGAACACCGAACTCACGGCGAACTATCTTGATCTTACAGTTGATACATTCTCGTTAAGACTTGACCAGCTTACTGATATTATACAAAGTAAGCTCGAGGATCTTTCTGGCGCCATTCGTAGCGATGCAAATATCACACAAAACATTGCGAGTAATGAAACTGAAAGAGATCGTAATTTATTTGAGAATCTTCAGGTTACCTTTTCAACTAAGCTCGATGATTTGGTCGGATTCATGCGTGGTAATCAACTAGAGGATCTTGAAAGAAGAAGAGAGGAAAAGGAACCAGAGGTCCAAGAGTTCCCGGATCAAGAAGATAGCAATGAACTGCTGACAAGTTTATTGGAGGGATTCAGCGATATAATCGAAACGGTTGCAACAGGATTAAAAATTATTCTTGCTCCTATAGCATCGATCATAGGTACGATCGTGGGCGTCTTCAAGGGATACGTTGACAGCGTAAAGGCAATTGCTCTAACTCTATCAAATATTGTCAAGCTATTTACTCGAGGCAGAGTCAATCTTCAGGCATCTTTTAATTCCTTAGTCTCACAGTTCGTATCGTTTGGTAAAACGCTGGCCAATCTATTTAAGTCTGTGACTAAGACCGGAGCCGTTGGATCGATCGCAGGGTTCTTTGCCCAGGTAAGCACCAGACTTTCAGCGATTGGAAGCTCACTTAAAAACGCGCTCCTACCTATTATAGAAACATTCTCAAAGGCAAGTGCATTTATCAGACAAGGGTTTCAGTCCGTTAGTAATAGTCTTGGTCCGATAGGTAAGGCACTTGGCGCGGTTCGTGGATTATTGAATTCTATTCTAAGAGGAGTCAGAACATTTGTTCCGTTCCTTAACTTTTTCTTTATTACATTTGAAACAGTAAAAGGAATCTTTAAAGGATTCAAAGAGGGTGGGTTTCTTGGTGCACTCGAAGGTGGTATCAAAGGATTTCTCGATGGTTTTATTGCCATACCACTCGATCTTCTAAAGGGTGCTCTTGCTTTTCTTGCAGACGCTCTTGGAATGGAAACTGTTGCCAACGCGCTAAGATCGTTTTCGTTTTCGGATATAATCGGATCGTTGGTCTCAATACCGTTCAACATGCTCAATGATATAGGAACCTGGTTGAGCAAACAGTTTGGATTCGATAAATCAAAAGGAATTATCGAAAACATGCTTAGTATGGATTACCTAACTGGGCTTATTACTCTACCATATGATCTCGTAAGATCGGTCGTAGGATGGATCGCTGGAAAACTTGGTTTTGATAAGGCTGAAGAGATCCTAAATTCGTTTAGTTTTACCGATCTTATAAAATCAATGGCCACGGCGCCGTTTGAGCTGTTTGAAAAGATACGTGATTATCTCGTAGAAAAAGTAAGAGACCTAGCCGGATTCATTGTGAAGCTGTTACCCAAACCTCTAAAGTCGTTCCTTGGAATAGACGGAGAAGGAAGTAACGAAGGAGAGGAAGAGGAATCCAGCAATGGTGGCAGTTTCTTTAGTCGTTTGAATCCGTTCAGTAACGATGATGAAGTATCTGGCGGTACAGGTACTTCAGTGGCAGCGGGGGATGAACTTCAGATGGAGGGTGAGGCTCGTAGGGACGCTGAGCTCGAAAGGTCACAACTTGGTCGAGTCGGTGGACCTGGCTCAAACGCGGTAAACGTTGCAACGAACGTACAGAACAACTCGAACACGACGACTCAGACACGACCGTCCGCATCATCACAACCCGACAATATGTCGGACACAATGATCCTAGCTGGCGCCTAGAAATAAAAAAAACCCCTCCGTTGCAGAGGGGTTCTGGTTTCTCAGACTGCCTGAGGCAATCTGCCTGACTTCAACTCACGTGTTGCGTAAGCGTGATCTTTCTTGTACTCTACCCGCGT